TTAATAAGTTTGCTTTTGGAAATCTTTTCATCATGCCACGCAACTTCTTAAACTTTTCAGGATTGATACCTGTTTCTTTACCTCTCAAATCCTCATACTCTTTTCTTAGTCTTTCGATTTGTTTGTCTGTAAATTCTTCTAAATCAGTATCCTCAGACTTTTGAATGTCTGCCATTTGTTTTTTCAATATAGCAACTTTCTTAATCTTGTCTATTTTCTTTTTAGCCTGATCAATTGGGTCTTGTGTTTCACCCTCTTGTTCTTTTTTGACCTTGTTCATTTCTGCCAAGATACTTGCCATTGATTGATTATATTTCATAGTTTCTCTCCGTTATACTATTTATACTAATTGTCAACTTTAGCGCCTGCACGCCATTGATAACACGACCAGTATCTTGCTTTTGTTTTAGGTCCTGGATTATCACAATTGTGTCTCGCTCTAAACGAAGCACGTCTACCAGGATCGTCTCTCTTAATAGATAAACCTGTTGTATCACCAAATGATACTTTCTTTACCTTATCACCGTCTTTTACATATACATAAAACTTCTTTGACCCACCACGAATAGGATCATTTAGATTTACTTTCTTACCTTGATATTCTGCTTCTGTAATTTCTAAGTCAGAATATAAGTCATTTTCTTCACAAAACTTGTCAATTGCTTGAACTTCTTTCATTGTTTTCATTTTACTCATTAGTCTTTCCCCGCTGCTCTAACTTTTGCGGCAAGATCAGAATCCGCTTTACCCCATGTACCACTTGACTTAGTAACAAAAGAGTTAACTCTTGCCATCGCCCATTGTTGTTGAGAAGCACCTGGTCTATGACCACCACGCCATGCCGCCATGCCTCTGTTATATACTTTCATTAATATACCATATGGCATACCTGTTTTCTTTGCTTTATTTCTTACGCCTGTATTCTCACTTACAACATCATCTATCATTTCAGAAACAGTTTTATCTAAGTAAACTCTGTAGTCTGCACCATAATGATCTCGCCATTTATCAATAGTCTCTTGACTTTCTGCCCATGACTTAATATCTGCAATCTCTTTAACTTCTTCTTCACCATACATTTTATCAAACTTTTTTGTAAATGTTGATGGTTTAGTTTTTGCACCTTTATCACCTGCATGTTGTCCTGATTTAGGATATGCCTTAGGATCATCATGGTCTCTATTACCAAATCGTTTAAATGATCTATCTCTAGATTTCTTATCGTCTTTATCTAAACCTTTATAATATTTTTTAGGTTGTGTGCCTGGACTTTTCTTTACATCTGGATCTTGTGCAATTTTCTTTTCGTTAATCTCATCTTCAAATGTTGAAAAAGATTTTAGTTGATCAGCATTCTTTTGTAATACTAATTTCTTTTTATCAACATCTTCAACTTGTATCGCACTATCAATATTATTAGCAGGTGTGATTTCATTCAACCATGCTTTCTCAACCCCACCATCTTCCATTTCATACTGAACATAGTTTGGTCCTCTTTTGATAATCTTACCTACATTACCATTGTTATTGTTTTCAATAATGTCGCCCATATTAAATAAATCATTGTTATGATAATTTTCTCGTATTGTTCTCAAATTTTCATCCTCGGGTGCCATATCTTCATTCACTCCCATACCTTTTTTTAAGTCTTTAAATAATTTCATAGCATCTTTCTCCTTAGTGCCTGATATCAGTCCTTGTTTGAAACTTGTAAAGTCGTTAACAGAAGCAAAACCTCTCATCTTACTCGCACTCATTCCTGTAGCACCAGTAGCGTCTGGATCTCGTTCTCCTGCACTTACAACATTTACAGTATCAAAGTTATAATCTGTACCGTTATATTTTTTAATTAGTCTTTTAAATTCTGCAACTCTATCACTACCTGCAATCATATACACATCTGTGTATTTTTTATCAAATCTATTTTTCAATATTTCCATAAATGTACGTTCATTACCTGTTGCGGTTCTAATGTCAATACCTCGTGGATATACTTTCTTCAAGTAATCTACTTTTTGTTTTGCTGTCAAAGGATTTTTATTTTTGTCCTGACTTGCACTTACATATAGCACAGGTAAACCTTTTACTCTTTTTGCTATAGTAATAATTCTTTCAATGAGTTTTTGATGACCAATAGTAGGAGGGTTTAGTCTGCCAAAAGCAAACACCACAGGTTGTTTTCTACCTACTTTACTTCTTAATAACTCATTAAACTTTTTCATTTATATTTGTCACTTTTCTTTTTTTCACCATCTGCTCTGGGTATTAAACCTTTTGCTTTCAAGTGTGCTTTATCTGTAAACCCAGCCTTACCTGCTTTGTATCTTTTCATTGCGTCAGCAGTATTAGGTGCGTTTTCAGCAAACTCTCTAAAACTTTCTTTTATCTTTGCGTCTTTAATAGGTACACAGTTAGGTACTGATTTACCATTCTTCATTTTCATACCTACTTGTTTATAACCTGTCCAACATGCTTCAGTAATAGGATCATAAAAATCTTCTTCACTCATTTTGTTCTCCTTTGTAATATCTCTATCTCTAAGTCTTGGTTCTCTACGATTAATTGTTGGGTCTTCATTTCTAAGATTATCTGGATCATTGTTCATAGGATCATTATCTTTGTGTCCTACATCTAATCCTTTTACTGCCTTATCACCCATAGCCCTTCGTGCTTTATTTCTAGAAGATCGTCTGGCAATCTGTTCAGGTCTTTTATGATATCTCTCATATTCCTGTGCATAGTTTCTTGCTTCAAATGTTGATTGTTTCTTTTCTAGTTCTTTTTTCATCCATATCTTTGCAGTATAATTTGATATAGGTTGTTTAACTAACTTACGAACCATCTTGTATGATTTTTCTAATACATTTTCATTTGCTTTATTATTATCAATCACAATAAAATTTTTCATACCAAATAATCTTTGTAGATTACCCATGTTCGATTGTATTTCTGCATGACTCTTTTTTACAATATCAACTGGCACAGTTCGTGATCTTTGTGCGTTTCTCGCCAATGCAACATCTAAACTCGTATTTACAAATATCATATAACAATCATATCCTAGTCTTTTTAATCCATGTAAACCTGTTTGTATTTTTTTTATATCTCGGGCTGTACTATCAATAATTAATCCTAGTCTACCTGCAACATATAAATCTAAACTTTTTGCTGTTAACGCCTTAGACCTTGAACGTAATGCGTCTCTTTTTTCTTGTTCACTTGGTGGCATGTCTAAAGATAAACCTGCTTTCTTGATTGCATTTTCAAATGCTGTATCAGAATTAACATTTTTCAAACCAAGACCACCTGTTATTCTAGAAGTGACATAAGTCTTACCTGAACCAGGACCACCTGCAAGAAAGAATGCTTTAAAAATACCTGGGTCATATAAACCTTCTCTAATTAAAAATCTTTCTATCATTTCTTTTCCCAATTCTTTGCAACAGTAAAGTTTTGAAGACTAAACTCCATTCTGTCTACAAGTTTTACTGCCTTACCTTTTTTATCTACTGCAACATAACCTTCAGGATTTGTTGCCTGTAAACCATTAGGTGTTGTCTTAAATGTACCAATACTTTTTGCTTTGTTTAGTTTTGATATAATTACACCTTTTGCTGTTTGTAATGTTTTATATGTTGCACATGCAAAGTAAACACTTTCATTATGATTGTCAATAAATTTTAAACCTGTGTCTTGTATTGTTTTGTATTTGTCTTTTGCCTTATCTGTCTTAACACTATCAATTTCTTTTTGTGTTCTCTCTTTGTAAAATTCTCTAAACTTATTTGCTGTTTCTTTTGTACTTGGTAAATCTGTTGCGGCTCTGATAAATGAATTAAGATATGTTTTTAACTGTACACCCACAGATAAAGTATTCTTTTCTGTTTTAATTTTGTTTAACATTTCTTTTGATTTCTTTAATGAACCTGTTGCCATATTAATAGTCTTTTGTAATTGTTGACTTTCACCTATAGTCATCAATGTGTTACCTGATACATCTTTATAACTTGCGTCATCAAACCATACATTAGGTGATCTTCTTAATTTAGAAACATTAGCACCAAAACTTGCCTTTAATGATTTAAAATCTTTACCTTTATAAGTCGTATGAAATACAATACCTAACTTGCTACTGTTTATCTTTTTACCAAAAGGTGTACTCTCAGGCACCATATAAACTATTGTATTAGGTTGAAACGATATCATTGCTTCTTGTTTACCTGTTGGGTCTTTATAAGTTGTTTTCTTTTTAGTAGAGTTAGTAAACATTAAATCACCTTGTAGTATTTCTTTCATACCTAAAGTAGAAAGGTATTGTAAACACTCTCTTAAAATATTTGCAACTGGTCCTTCATGATTGTTTCTTATATCTTGTACTGAATAATTAATTTTAGGTGTTTTGTTAAATACAGATTTAGTACCTACAAAAAACTTACCATTCTCAGGACTAGGACCTGCAACGATAGCCGGTGCACCATCCCACTTTACAGTTAGATTAACTTTTTTCTGTGAATGACCTGATAGTAATTCATTCAATGCTTCTAAGAAAGCAATTGCATTTTTACCACCATCAAAACCATTATTGATGATATCATCTTCTAAATGGTCTAAGTGTGTATTTTTATCTTCTACTAATAACATTATTTCACTCCACTATATTGTAGTTTTAACATAGTAAATTTAGCAAGTCTACCTAATTGTCCTAATTTTTTACCTGCACGAACACCACTATCTGAACGTATTGTCATTTTCATAGTTTTCTTTTCATCAGGTGTAAATACATCAATCAACCATTCTTGTACTGAACTCTTATTTAAATAAGCATGAAATTTATCTATCAAAGGTAATATTTGTGCTAAACTATCACCTTTTTGTTCTGCTGTATTACCTACTGCCTTAACTAGAATTAGAGGCACTTTTTCTTTTTTCTTTTGTAAATTAAAGTGATTAATTAACCAATCTTTAAACTCGTCTAGTGTTAATGTATTAACTGCCTTACAAAATTGTTGACGGCATATCTTTAACATTTCAACATATAATTCATTTGCTTGATCTTCGTTTTCTAAAAAGTGATCAAGATATAATTGTCTAACTTCATTTTTCTTGTCCATGTAATTACTTTTAGTTGCAACCTCAGATACACCAGGTATTTTAGAATAAACACCTGTCCATAAATTGTCTTCTAATTTTTTTACTTGATCTTCTCTTTTGATTGCCTTATATTGTGTTAATACATAACTATTCAATAAAGGCTCTGATGACTTTGCTGTTCCTGCTTTCAAAGATATACCTAAGATATCACCATTACGATAATAAACAAATATATCACCTGCATGGTTGCCGGGAACACCTCTTGGTTTTTCTCTATAACCCCATATCACATTTCTGATAGGTTTAGAGTTGTGCATATCATATAGAAATTTTGTTATTCCTATAGCGTTTTGTAATTTTGTTCTAACTAGAGATTCAGGAAGTGAAGCAATCTTTTCAATTATAGTAATACCTGCTTTTCTATTACTATCAACAACAAAAGTCTTCTTAGCATTCTTATTAAGATCGCCTAATTTATATAGAAATTTTTTAAAGTCTTCGTTATTTGATGGTTTATACTTATTGTTAAAGGCTAATGCAGGAAACAACTCTGTTATTGCTGCTGTTGCTGTTGTATCTACTCTTGCCTCTGTAATTAAATTACCAGTAAAATCTTTATAACCCCTCATCATTACTCCCATTTATATACTAAAGTAACTATTTAGTCAAGCACTATCTTAGGTTATACAAAGATGTTTAGGAATACCCCCATTTACCAACCATACTTGATTTTTATTGTGAAATTCTGCAAATTCTTTTGCTTGATCTTTGAAATCGAATCTATTGACAATTTGAGTATTGCCGTTATAATGTTCTAAGACTTGAAACTTATACTTACGATTTTCTTTTTTAGTCTCTATCTCATAGACTAATTTGTTTCTAGAAATTAAAGTCTTTGTACTTCTCTTCCGTTTCTTTGTCTTTAGCGTTATGTTCGACATATTTTTGCTCCTCTGGTTGTATTAAGTTTTGTGCGGCTTGTTCAATATCAAATAGTTTCATTCTCGACCTATCTACACCAATAATAAACTTACGATTAAGTGTAGGGTCGTTATATCTGTTCTTCAATTGTTTAACAAGCATTTGCCCAGCACGTTCTAGTTCTTCACTAGATATCAAGGCAAACATGAAATCTGCCGTAGCAGGTAATCCAAAACTTTCTGAGGTGTCTTCTAGACCAATGTCTGTACTAACGAAACCGGTTCTCGTTGTTTGAGTTGCGGTCACAATAGGCAAATCTAACTCAACAGCAAGACCACGCATTTCTTCAGCAATCGCTTTGATGTAGGTATAACTGTTGACATTACTGCCAGGTTTAAATCTTGCACTTGCACATATATTGATATAATCAACAAAGATGATATCAGGTTTAAATGTTCGTTTAAGTGCTAATTCGTTTACTAATGTTCTTATATGTCCTGTGTGAGCAGAAGCGGTAGGATATTCTTTAATAATTAATGTACCGGTTGTTTTGTTTTGTAGATTAGTAATCTTATCGTTAAACAATTTTCTGTTTAACATCGCTAAATCTTCCATAGATATGTTAAGTAAGTTTGCGTCTATTCTTTCTGCAATTCTTTCCTCTGCCATTTCCATGGTAACATACAATACATTTTTATTTTGAGATAATGCGGCCGCCGCTTGATGACACATGAACAAAGTTTTACCCACACCAGTACCGGCAAGAGCAACGTTTAATGTTTTTGTAGGCAAACCACCTTTTGTAATTTTATTGAAGTAGTCTAGATCAAAAGGTATTCTAGTTTCTTTTTTGTGATAGTAGTCAAATCTTTTATCTATATCAAGTAAATAATCATGCCCCACAGCATTATCGAAAGAAACAGATAATGCGTCACGCAAGATTTCAGGTATTGCTTCAGGTGTTTGTTTGTTATCTTTACCATCTAATATATGTATGCCGTTCATGACAGCATTGTGTATGGCACGATCTTTACAAAACTTTTCTGTAGTGTTAACTAACCAGTCTAGGTCTATTTCTTCTTTGTTAAGTGTAGAGATTAAATCAACGATTTTCTTAAACTCATCTTCGTTTAAGTCTTTACGTTTACCTAAGTCAATTTGTAGAGTTTCTTTGGTAGGTCTTTTATTATATTGATCAATAAACTTTCGTATCTCTGTGAATACAATACGCTCATGTCTATCGTCAAAATATTCAGATTTAAGAAAAGGTAAAACCTTTCTTGTATAATCTTCGTTATGTAGAAGATTTTTGAGTGTCGTCTTCTCTATTCGTTCCGCTGTTACCATTGTTATCCTTCTCTACTTCGATTGCTAAAATATCACCTATTACATTTATAAAGTCAGTTGATTCCGTATCACACTTATTAGGATTCTCATGTACATTATAATCAAATTTAAGTCTTAACTTTTCTTCTTCTTCAATAGGCGAAACTTTTCCATATGTGTATATGACATCTTTATAATTACCTTCTTCTATTTTAAAACCCGTCAAATCGTTTGACGGATTTTGTTGATAACTATACTTCGGAATTGCCATAACTATATTCTTTTTTTGCTGCTTCGTCTATTTGTTTTAGTATATCGTCAGTAAAGTATTTTTCTGGATCAGCGTAAATACTTTTTGCATATTGTTTAGAACCATCTGGTAGTTCTATTCTTGTTGAAACTTGTTTAAAGATACCATGTTTTGTTGCTAAGTCTAGTAAACCATAATATTTATCTAAACCTGTTTCGTATCGTAATCTCACATCAACCATCATGTTCTCTTTTGATAATCTAGATTTTTGAGTTTTACAATGTATGATATTACCTATAACCTCTGTGCCTTCTTTTTCTTTTTTCTTAGATAGATACACAATCGTTGAAGCGGCATATTTCAAACCAGAACCACCACCCATTTCTTTCATAGGCATATATGCACCTACAACATCATATGTGTGATTAGTTATAACCATTGGCACTTTTGCACGACCTAGTTTTAAAGTTAATACTCTAAATGCGGCTTTCAATACTTGTGCTCTAGTCATATCTCTAGTCTCTTTACCATCTGCCGTATCTTCTACTTCTTTTGTAGTTGATAACATACCTAAACTATCTAAGACTAATAAA